GTGTGCTGCTGTACATCCAGTAATAAAAACTTTCATCTGAGTCCTTTTATAGAGGACTACTAGGTGCTGCGTACTTCCCCAAGCCACAGCACCTAGTAATCACATTTGTTAGAACGGTGCTGCTGGAGCCGCTGCTGGCGCTGGAGCAGGTGCTGGTGCAGGTGCTGGCGCTGGAGCAGGTGCTGGTGCAGCAGCAGCAGTGGCTGTTACTGCTGATGCTGTTGCTGAAGTAAGAACTGCTGGATAGTAGTTCTTGATTTCGTTCTTCTTTTGTCCTTGCCAAGTGCGTGTACCGACTTGTGCACGGAAACGACGACCAACAAGAATTTGCTCAATCTGAGCATTTGTTGGTTGCGGTTGCTGCAAGAAATATTCACGAGGCAAACCAAGAGCGTGCATCTTCTTGAAGAAGATACCTAGTGCTGCTTGACTGTCTGGAGATACAACTAAGTTGTCCCAAACAAGGCGCTTGTTGTGAGCACCGCCCTCAACTTGTGCCTTGACTGCGAACATTGTTTTGCCGCTTTGTGAAACCTTAGCGGTTGCTTCTAGCACCACAAGGTCATAGTCGCCGTCTGGAAGCGCATCATACGTTCCAGTTTCGCCGGCTTCTTTGATGAGGTCACTCCAATTGAGAGTACTCACGCTGTTACCTCTTTCTTAGTAGTTGTTGTTGCTGTTTGTCTTGGACCAAAAATGATGTCAAGCATTCGGTCTATAGACAAATTCTCTTGTTCAACGATAGCGCCGAGGCGTCCTTGGACACGCTCACCTGCTTCGTATTCATGTGTTCGTTCTACATACATACGACGAACTTTTTGTGGTGGCTGCATTGGGTCAATACTCTGAAGAGTTTCAACATTCAAAGCACCAAGAATGTCGTAGAAGTAAGGTGCTTGGATTGCCAACTGTCCTTGTAGATAAGGGCGGTGACGTCCATCTTGGCTTGTTCGTGACATAGCCGTTAGCACTACTGCTTCTAGTGGATTTGTTGGGTGCATAGTCAAATCGCGGAGGTCGCGTAGAAGACCGCCCATGTGACGAAGTAATTCGCCCCATTGCTGCATCTTCATTTGCTCAGTTCCAGCAATTGAATCCATACACTTAACTTGTAGTTCAGAGATTGAATCAATAATCAAACTCTTGAAATGATGGCGACCTAGTTGTAGCCATTGATATGTCTTGATAACTGTGTCGTAGTCACGAACAGTAACTACAACTGTGTCCCAAGTTCCATCTGCGATTGGTGGTTCCTCACGCAGTGGGTCCCAATACTTGACAACGATAGGCAGGAATCGGTGTCCGCCTTCGACGTCAAGCATAAGACGAGGGTATGGAGCGGTTACAGCAAAAGTTGATTTACCAACCTTGCTCTCCCCATAAACCATAACCGTTAGAGAGCGTTGAATTTCGCTCATTGTCACTCGCTTCCTGTTTTGTCTGTGTCATAGTAGGCATAAGGGTCTACTTCCTCAAACATCTCGCTAAGTGCTTGTTCAACGGCGCTTCCGTCGTCAAACATTGGGCATATAGCAAAGAATGGACATTTCCACTTGCAATCTCTACTTGGTCGTGGATATGCCAAGAACGCTGGATTTCCTCCCGCGTCCAATTCTGTTTTTGTTCTCATCAAATCTGTAATCGTTCCGTGGATTCTATTCCAAAAAGAACGCAATGTAAAAACATTGTGTCTAATCTCAACGTGTTCATAAAAAGGTGGTTTTGCTGCCGCAGTACGACGAACTTTTTTCAACAATGTAAAGATTCCACCCTCTGAGCGTTCTTTCTCATCAAACTTTGTTGATTCAAGAAGCATATAAGTAAGAACTTGTTCATTCATATGAGCCATACTGGCAAACTCAGACAAAGAACCACCAACAGTTTTGAAGTCGCGGAACATACGAACTCCGTCAGCCTTGCGACGAACACGCATATCAAGTTTGCCTTGAAGTTCTACATCTCCATTGAATAGTGGAGCAATAATTTTTTCTTCGGTTGAAATCATTTCAAGTTCGGCATCAATTCCATTTTCTGCTACCCATTGCTCATAGCCTTCAAGCATGATGCGACCAAGTTCTGCTTCTGTCTCAAGTTCGTAGACATCTCTAAAGTCAGCCAAGAGAAGTTGTTTATCTTTCTCTACAAGTTCAGCATGAGCCTTGAGCAAAGGAGTTCCCGCTGAGTAGTGAGCATCTAGTGCTGCGTGGATACGAGTTCCAAGTGCTAGTGCGCCAGTCATATCTTTTTGCTTTGGTTGTAGACGGCGGTAGTACTGAAGCCACCAACGTCTGCGACAATCTTTGAAAGTTTGAATCTCTGAGTTAGAGAGTCTGTATGGTGTTGTCATAGATTTCCCGCCCTGTCATCTTGTAGAAGCCTTAGTAGTTGGTCTTTATCGCGGACAATTTGTTCAAAGTTGTCTGCCTTAGTTTCAAGAACTTGAATAACTCGTTCTTCAATAGTTCCTTCTGTTACATAATCAGTAATCACAATGGAGTCGTGAATTTCGCTACCAATACGATGTACGCGGTCAAGAACTTGTTTGTGGTCTACTAAAGACCAAGGACGTTGTAGCATCACTAATCTGCGTGCTGCTGTAAGAGTAATACCAACACCCCCCGCCTGTGCTGTAAAGAGAATCCAGCGTATAGCGCCAGACTGGAAGTCGTCAATAGCCTTCTGTCTTTCATCTTCAGTTTGGTCGCCAGTAATCAACCCATGAGGAATCTTGCTTTTTGTAAGTTCTGCGCTAAGAAGATTGATAAGTTGCTTTGATACAGCGCATACTGCTACAGAGTCATCACCAAAGTCACCATTGTCAATATCATCCATAAGCGCTTCAACTTTACAAGATGGCATATCAAGAATTGCTTTGGACTCTCCAGTTGCTTCATCAACATCTAAAGTTGCGTAAGAACTAGCAAACTGTAAAAGTCTTATTGTTTGAGTCAAGATGCTTGGAGCAGTCAAAGTCTCACCTGACTCAAGTTCGGCAATCATCAACTCTCGCATTTGGTCATATGCCTTCTTTTGCTTGGTAGACATCTCGACATCTCTGCGTTCATTTATTACTGGAGGCAGGTGCGGAAGTACAACTTTTTTGAGCATACGACGCATAACTGGATTTACTGATTTATAAAACTCGTCTTGCATTGTTGGCTTTACACCAATAACCATCATTCCACCAAAAGCGTTGAGCATCGTGTCAACCATTCGGTCTATCCATTTAGTTTTGCTAGGCCAGTCTTTTGGAGAAATCCAATGAAGGATTGACCATAAGTCAACAACGTTGTTAGCAATAGGAGTTCCTGTCAGAGCAAAACGAATTTCAGCATTACCACTTGCTGCCCAAAGAGCACGGCTTTGCTTACTCTTAGGGTCTTTTGAGCGGTGGATTTCATCAGCAACAACAGCCTTGAAATCAATGCTATTGAGTTCACGCTTGTGTACTTCACAACGATTTTCGCTTATCTTTTCGTCTTGTCCACCGCATTCGCGGCAACGAGTCAAAGCAACAGAGCCGTAAGGAGAAAGCCGTGAGTGTGACCTGAGGGATTCCCAGTTAATAATAAATACTTGAACATCTTCTTCAAACTGACGCTTACGTTGAACAGCAGAGCCTTTGATAACTTGAGTTTTTATGTCAGGCCACCACTTTTTGAACTCTCGTGCCCAGTTCTTTTTCAGTGTGTTTGGACAGACTATAAGGGCTGGAAATACTTGTTCGCCATTGTCCTGAAGTTCTTTAAGAGCACGGATTGCTTGAGCAGTTTTGCCAAGCCCTGGCTCATCGGCTAGAAGGGCTCTCTTGGCTGTTGAGAGGAACTTTACGCCAGCCCTTTGATGAGGAAATAGGACTTCATCGCCATCATAAGTTTCTAACTCTCGTAGCGATACAGATGGGTTTATTCGGGTGTTTAGTTCGTTGGTAGCCCACTCAGATAAAACGGGTCCAATGGTCAAATTCTCGCGGAAGGTTGAGCGTAGAGCCAGACAGGTTGTCCAACTAAGGGGAACTCTCCAAACCTGCTCAGAAGGGCTCCAGGAGGCTCCTGGAAGGCTCTTTATGAGTTCCTTGAAGCGCCACTCAGCGTTTATCAAGATGTGCTCTTTCTGAGCATCCATCTCTACCGAAACTGTCACCCCAACACTCCTAACTGTCTTTTGTCATTTAGAGATACGGTATCAGAAAAAATAGTTTTTTACTTTTTCTGAACCGTAACTAGTTTAGCAGAACTTTTGGCTTCCAACCCTTTTTTACTAAATATAACAACGCATGGCGTGTCGCGTCAAGTGCGTGTCCTTCGCCCCCCTTATGCCAGACCCCTACCTTTTTGATGCGGTCATTGGGAAACATAGTTTTGGCATCTACTGGAGCCTGAAACTTTATATCTTCGTCTTTATATGCTCGCATACGACAAGTGTGCTTCAAAACTCCAATTTGTTCAAGACTAAATGGCGCTTGAGAATTTCTCACAGTTTGAGCAGTAATAGTAAATCTTTCACAGACGACAGCAAATGATTCATAGTTTTTCCAACCTGTCAAAGCAATGTCTACAATTGTAAAAAAATTTTTTTCATCCACTTCTACAGACAACTTTTGTGTTGGGCTGTTATCAGTTCCATCCCACTCAAGTAACACAACTCCGCTAAGTTTTCCAGGGTCAACCGAAAGAACAGCGTGCATTAGTACTTATCCCCCCAAGTCTCTAGTGGTCCGTCAATTCCAGAAGTTAGTGGAACTGACCAACCCTCTGTAGTTGTCATACACTGCTTTACTATCTGTTTGATTTCTTCAGCGTCTTCTCTTGGTGCTTGAAGAACAATCTCATCATGTACTGGAACTATTAGCAACTCGGTCAAATCTGCTTGGTCTAGTTTTACTAGATTGCTCTTAAAAACCTCTGCTGCTCCACCTTGAATTAGGTAATTGATGAGCGTATATACCCTGCCATCATCGCAAGGAATCTTACGACCAGTCCAAGTATGAATATATCCCTGACCTTCTTGGCGCTCACGGGTAGCCCCAATATGTTCTACCTGCTTTTGAAACTTAATCATTCCTGGATAACGCTTATCAAAAGCATCTGACACAGCCTTCATCTGTGCTTCAGATACTCCAGCAGTCAATGCTTGCTTAGCAACTCCAGCACCATACAAACGACCATAAACCATTCCTTTGATAAGAGTACGTCGTTTATCTGAACGAGTCATTTCTGGTTCTTGATATACCTCACGGCCAATCTCTGTAAATGGGTCTGAGCCAGTTACATCAGCACGATTGAAAAGACTGATGAGGTTAGGGTCTTGAGAAAGAGAAGCAAACATACGAAACTCAACTTGGTCAAGGTCTGAAGTAATAATGACGTGGTCTTTGTCTTTAGGTATAAAAGCACGACGAACTGTGTCATCACCTTTTGGAAGAGTCTGTAGCGCTGGGTCAGTAATAGACATACGAGATGTACGAGCGCCTAAAGTCTTTACAGAAGGATGAAGAATTCCATCAACATTTTTATTTATAAAATTCAAAAAGTAAGTATTGGCAATTTTGTCAGCCTTGCGAAGTTTGAGAACAGTTTCAGCAAGATTTTTTACTTCATCGTTTCCATCACGAACTAGCATCTTCAACTGGTCTTTGGTACAGGCTTTTTGACCAGAAGGAGTAAACTCTGTGATTTCAGCACCAATATTTTCAAACAATCTAACTAACTGCATATTGCTAGTTAGGCTTGTTCCAGCGTAAGTTTGTTTACCCCACTCTTTTACGCTATCGGTGTAGGCAATAAGTTCGTCATATTTCTTTTTTGAATACTCGAGGTCTACACGAGCACCATTGATTTCCATGCGTGTAACAATTTTTCTAGCAGCCATTTCAAGTTCATAGGCTTGATGATAAGGCTGTCCAGGGCCACACTTTTCATAAAACTTTTCCCAGAGACGCATCGTAAGAATTGTGTCTAAAGCACCATACGACCAGTAAGGCTCAAAGTTTGTAGGAACAGTTCCCCAAGTCCAACCGTTTTTTGCTAAATCAATTTCAAGTTTGTCTTGAAGATGCGCTGCGTGCTGGTCAACAAGACGAGCAGATAAAGGTTTCAAACCACCAGGACCAAGCGGGTCAATAAGGTGAGCCATAATCATTGTGTCATGTGCACGATGCCAAGGAATTTCCCAACGAGATTTGATTGCAAACCATCGTGCTTCAAAAGCAATGTTGTGACAAACTAATGGACCATCAAACTTATCCATTGCTTCATAGAAAACACCAGACCATTCATCCCAAGGAATTGACCATCCACGCATACCATCGCCAACTTGTACAAGACGCAGGTCGCCGTGCCAAGGAGATAAAGCATCTTCTCTCGGTCTTCCAGGTCTTTCGCCAGTTTCAGTATCTACAGCAATTGCGTTATGCGGTCTGCGCTCGCCAAGCCAAGAAATAAATTCGTGTGCTTTTTCTACTGAATCGACAAGGGTAACTTGAATACCATCAAGTCCTTGTGTCGTCATTTGTCTTTTGTCCTACTTTCAGTTTATGTCTACGGAATCATTTCTACTCTGTAAACTGCGTCTATTCTCTCATCATTCTCTGCGGCACGCTCTAACAAACGCTGAGCAACATTAGTTAGGTATCTTGCCCCATTAGGGTCATATTTGTAAAGAGCATCAAGCACTGGTTTAGGGTCTTCACTTACCTGAGCCCAATAACGATACTTTTCTGGAAAAACCATTGGAAGAGTTCTTATTGGATTACAAGTTTCGCAAGGAATTGCATCCTTATTAAGATTCTCTGGTGTATCTTCCACAAGATTGTAGTTTTTAACTAATGGACAGACGGCTCCATGAAAAATCAAAGAAACGCCTATTCTTGAAAGAATATAGGAACCATTCTCTGTTCTATAAAGAGCAAACTCAATCCAACGAGTAGAGCCACGGCGCCAAGAAGAAGACTCGCCAAGTAATCTACCATTGAATTGAAGAATTCGTGAGCCGTCTCGTACCTCAAACATTCTATTTATTAGCCTCTTCCACTAACTCATCTACTGATGGAAAAGACTTTTTCTCTTCAGGCTGAGGGGTAGATTTTTTTCTTAGTTCGTCAAAGGCAAAACTAAGTTTTGTATATTGAGCACGGATATTAGCCATATCCAACTCATAGTTGGATATAAGTTCGCCAATTCTTTGCTTTAGAGCAAGAATTACTAAATCTTTGTTGTCATTAGCGTCAGTCATATTAGTTTTTCTATGCGCTCAGTAGTGCCTTAAGGGCAACAATTTTTGCTTTTACATCATTTTTTTCGCTTGTCAAAGACGCAATTAACTCTGTGTTAGGGGTTGGCACGCTTTCAGCAGCAAAAATTGACATCTCTGTATTGAATAAAGAATATTCAAGATTACGAAGATGATTTTCAATGATGCCATCTTTGTCATCATTTGTTAGGTATTCATATGTCTCTGCCATTTTTTCTCCTTCTTAGGGTTCTATGATAGCACTTTGCTAGCCATAGTCTTTGGATTACTCCAAATCTTGTTTTGCTTGTATGTAAAACTCTCGTTCTGATTGCATATTTGCTAAAACTTCTGTCCTTGGTTTTTTTCCTTCAATATCTGCATCTGGACTATTAGCAATTCCTAAAGATAAGTTTTCTATCATAAAGTCAAGAAGTCTAACTTTATCTTCTAAAATTTTTATTTTTTCTTCGTTAGTTAGCATTTTATACCCACGCCGTGTAAGCACTATATGAAGAAGTTCCACCAGGACCGACCGACCTTACACGCATTCTTGACCAGGCTTTTGTAGAAGAACCGCTTAATGACGTTCCAGACTGACTTCCTGAAACAGTGTTAGTGTTTGTTCCAGTACTTGAAGTTGCGTATTGAATTTGATAATCATATGAAGTTGCGTTTGCTACAGAATTCCACCCACCACCAAACAAATATGTTGAACCAGAAACTCCGTTATAGTTCCAAAATGGAGTTGGAACTGCTGGTATTGGAAGAGTTGGAGCAGTGCCACTAGCAAATCTTGAAGTACCAAGTTTTTCTGCTGGAACAATGCTTGATACACCAGAACGGCTTCCAGTCCTTCCACCACCAGTTCCATCACTAGTTGAGTATGAAGTAACACTGTTTATTGTAAAAGTCTGACCTACTTGCCCTTGAGAAGTAGATGATGCACTTACTGCAAAATCATAAGAAGTAGTTGAACCACTAACAAGTACTGTATTTGTGGTTGAGCCTATAGTGTAATTAATTCTGTATGAATTTGCTCCAGTGGATGCTCCCCAACTTACAGTTACACGACCATTTATATTTCTTCCATAAACTTGAGCAGTGTAACTATTACCAGAGGTTGTTGTCCAAAAATCATTTGAAACAGGACGTTCATTGCTTCTAGCGCCTTCAGGTCCACCACTAATGCTGCTAAACCAAGAAGTAGTGTTGCTTGTGTCATTCCAGTCATATCTAACAGGTGTAGTTGTACCAGAATCCCAAGTAAGGCTGTAAGAATTTGGTTGGCTAGGAGTAGGAGTAGTATCAGCAATTTGATAAATAAACGCACCTAAATCTGTAACATTTACAGTAGAACTTCTTGACCTTCTACCATCTATTAATTCTTGAATACCATCAAAAACTTTTTTTGCTCTACCAAAAATTGTTACTGTTTTACTTCCTTCACTTATTGATGGAGAAGTAAAACTTGAAGAAATAGTTCTTTCAGAAATTAGACCACCCGTATATGAACCATAATAAAAACCAGCACCAGCAGAATCAACACTTGAAACAGTAAATGTCGAGTTACCGTTGTTTGCTACTTGAAAAGCAGGTTGACCAGGAACAATTCTTTCTGACTCATCTTGTATCGTTTGTGAAGCACTGTCTTTGTAAGATGCAACAATTCTAATTAATATATACTCACCAATATCACCAACAAGAGGAGTAACAGTAAGAGCAGTTCCTCTTGTGTATGTTGGTGGTTGATTAGTAGCATCACGAGTTATTCCCCATGTTCTACTAAAATTCCATCCTAAATCGGAAAAAGGAGGATTCCAAGTACCCGTGTAATTAAACTCTAAAGTTTGTCCTGGCTCTGCTTCTCCACTAATAGTTACAGTACCGACAGAAGGAACTATGTATGTAAGAAATTCACTTCTTTGTTTTTGACGAGTTCCAACCTGTTGAAGACTTCCAGAAGTTAAACTGCTGTTGCCATCACTTGTTCCACTTCTAGCCAAACCTTCTCCAGCAGTATCTGTTGAATATGCCGTAATGCTGAGGATAGAAACTGAAGGAGTTGTTGAAAGGTCATTTGCATATGTAAAATCATAAAAAGTAACGTCACCAACGTCAACTGTTGCTGTTAAAAATGTTGACTCAACGCGTCTATTATAAACAATTCTATAACTTAAAGCAGATGTTCCTGCTGGTTTAGTCCACGATATTCGTAAATATTGAATTCTGGTATTTCTTGCTGTTATTCTTGAAGTATAAGTACCACTTTCGCTATACACCCAATAATCATTTGATGCTGTTGTTGTAAATGAAGAGTTAAACCCATTAGGTCTTAACCACTCGCTTATATATTCACTAGCATTAGTCGAGTCTGTCCAATCAATTTCTACACGATTTGCTACAGAAGTGTTTTGTGCAAAAGCAGAAATTGTAAAATCTCCAGGTGCTCCATCAGTAGTTGTTCTGTTATCAATTCTGTATGTAAAAGCGGCAGGTGCTTCAATAATAACTTCGTTTGAAAAGTCAGAAGTAACAGTTGTTTGTCCACTTTGAGCAGCCCTAACTTCAAATTTGTAAGTTCCACTAGTTGCTAAAGCACCACTGCTTGGATACAGCCCAAAAAGACCTGTTCCAACGCCACCAGTAACATTTCCAGAAATTAAAAAACTTCCATTACGGTATAAACGCCAAGTGTAGGTAAGAGTGTTGTTGTTTCCTCCGTCAGAGGGGTCCCAGGTCATGTATAACTTATTTGGATATAAAAAGTAGTTATACTGAAGAAGTAGGTTGGTCGGTGCTTGAAGACTTCCATCACTAACATTTCTAGTTTGACCGCTTGCTATTGTTGGAGAGGATGGACTACTTGTATGCGCTTCAATTTCGTAGAAGACTGGCTTTCCAAGATACGAACTACTAAAAGGAACTTGAAAACGAGAAGCGTTTGTTGGAGTTCTTGGGTTGCTAGGGTCTGTTATACGAGAGTCTTTTACAGTTATTTCTCCATCAATAGTGTATGTAAAAATGTAATAATCTGGACGTCTGTCATTAGTTATTTCAGAAGTGTTAGACCAGTCGCTTGAGCCCCAGAATGTAAGCGTGTCTCCACTATATGGATTGCTTGTACTCCAAGCATATGAAGTTGCGCCTGAGTCAAAGAATCTAAATCCTGTGTTAGTTTGTACTGTTTGAAAAGCAACTCTTTTATGTATTCTTACAGTGTTACTATCTTGAGTCTCACCGCTTCTAGTAACTCTAAAACGCATATATAAAAGATAGTTATTAAGTGCACTTTCTAACCTAGTAACATCTGTAGTTGATGTTTGATAAGTTGCTGTAAGAGTGCTTCCAGTTAAAGTTCCAGTTGCCCCCGTCCCAGTTTGGTTAGTCCAGTTATTGAAGTAATTTTCCCCTTGAGCATATTGCCAAGCATATGAATAAGTCGCAGCAGTATTAGAGCCTCTATAACCATAAAGAATATTATTAACTGCCCTAGTAAATATTATGTTTCCAGAAACATCTCTGATTTCTGGTGCAAAAGTTCCAGAACTAAAAAATGGACGCCACTGGCCTCCATCCCACATATAACCGTTTTTTATTTGAACCCATTGAGTGTTATTCCACCACCATGCACTGTTCAATAAACGCCACTGGCTGTTGTTCCACCAATACATTGGCATTTTATGTATACCTAAACACTATCTGCCCGTATGTATGACCATTTCCTGGTGGCTGGCCAGAACCTTCAGAAAGCGGTCCTTCGCTATCTTCAACACCTAAAACAAGAGGTCCTTGTATTTCTACATAGTAATCTCCATTATTCCAAAAAGATGATAAAGAAATAATATCGGCTTGATTTAAGGAAAAAGGTCCATAAGTTCTTGTAGAGTTAGAATCAAATTCCATGTAATTTAAGTTACTACCAAAAATAGAAATACCTGTATCAGTAGCAACAATTGATGGAAACTTCTGCCCACCTTGAGATACGGCATCAGGTCCTCCATAAACCATAATTCCATCATTAATAATAATAGTTCCATCTTCGCCTGGGTCCCAGTTTTCGGCAATCGGAGTTATAGTTCCAACTCTAGAGTCGGCATCATAAAAGATTAAGTCATCTTCATTTGTTATTTCAATCCTTCGACCACTTCCAGAAGTTTTGATAGTGATACCAGAAATAGTTCCAGCAGTAATGTTGTTTGCGTTAAGGGCTGTTGTAGCAATACGAGCGGCATCAAGATTTCCAGTTGTTATCTGACCAGCACTCAAATTTGATGTCACAATAACGCCAGCAGCAAGAGAGCCCGCTGTAATTTTTGTCGCAGAAATACTTGCTATTGCACTGTTTCCTAATTGAAATCCAGACCAAGTCGTGCCTGTCCAGGTATACATTTTGTAGCCATCATCAACATCAAACCAAGTGTCATCAACTGCATAGGTTCCACCAGAAGGAGCGCTATTTTGGTAGTAAATAGTATTTTTACCGTTTGCTACGCTTCTAGCATCATCATCTACTGCTGGAAGTTGTATGTAGGTGTCCTGGGACTCTGAGTAAACAGAAGTAGTTCCTGCTGTTTCATTGATTACTAAAAGACCATCTTTAGGATTTTCAATGCTTGAGGTTGGCGCATCGGTAATTACAGTTGTACCAAATGAAACTTCGTCAGGGGTTACAGCGTTGACAGCAATAGCAGCAGTTGTAACTACATTACGTTGTAGTTTTGTGCGGACAGGACGACGCTCAAGATAGCGAAGGCGGCGCTGGACTTCAGCAAGATTTGTTCCTAGATTTTTACTTCTACGACGGCGTCTACTAGGCATTGCGTCTATCCTCCTTCCATTCACTAATAAGTTCTAAATCTACCTTTTCTGGAAAGGTAGGAACGTCTGGAACACTTACTTTGTATCCAACTATTTTACGAACAATAATGTCACCTCTTGGCTCTAAATCATTGCCAAGACGAAGACGAACAAACTCATCGTCAAGAATGATTGAGCACCAATCTCCTGGAAGATAATCTCCAACAACAGGATTGAGTGAACCATTTACAGAAATTCTAAATGTCAAGTCTGGTGGACGAGCCTCTGCTAAATACTCTTCTGCGTATTCATACAATGCTTCTTCACCAAGCGCAACAGTTTGAGAGTCTTTTTGTTCTTCTATTTGGTCAAGAACTGGCCATCCAGCACCTAACAAATCAGTGGCAGAAGCAGCAGCATATGGGTTTGAAGCATCTCCGCTCAATCCATCATTATTTCCGCCAACCCACATACGAGTAGCAGAGTCTTCAGCGCTTTCATCAAGTTTGAAATCTAAAACATTTCCTGGATACTCAAATACATACTGGTCAGCCCCAAGATAACTAATTGGATGAACTACGCCAATATATCCAGAGACAGCAGTAGAAGGAACATTTAGATTGTAGGACTTGAACGTAAATGTTGTTGAACTAGGAACACTAACTACAGTTTGAGTTCCGTCAAAATAATTACCAACATCTGTAACTACAACCTCTTCTCCGACCTCAAGACCATGAGCAACTTCGGTAGTTAGCGTGGCTATATTGGAAGAAAGTTCTTTGTTAGTAACAGCAATTTTTGTTGGCGGGTCAAAGAACGGTACAAATCTAAATGTACGAGTAAATTCATCATTTTGAAAGTCGCAATCAATGCGATACTCAAAGCCATTAAGGTCTTTGGAAAACTCTTCAAGAATTTCTCCAAAGTATCGTAGGTCAGAGCCACGGAATATCTGTTGAGTTGTTCCAATGTACTTACCGCTGACGTCAACAGTAGAGTCAATTCCAACATCTGAGTTAGAAGAGAATGAACCAAATGTTCCAGCAACTGCCCTTGCTCCACTCTTGATTACACCGCCAAAAACTCCTTCAGCCTCAGCGTTGAGGGTGCTAAATAAGTTGTATCTAAAGGTGGTTGAGTTATCTACTCTTGACACCAAATGTGTTCCATCGTAAGCAGCATCATTTATCTCAACAACTACACTGTTTCCAGCAGAAAGCCCGTGAGATGTTCCTGTAACTAAAACAGCACTCTTATAAGCAGCAACACCACCAGTTACTACTGTTGAAGGTATGTTGTTTGCTACTGTTTTTGCGTATGTAAAAGTAGTAGAAGTAGGGGTTGTAGCAACTGTAAAAGTTCCATTCAGATTACTGTCTACATTTGAAATGCTGACCTCATCTCCAGGCAGTAGCCCATGTGCCGCAGATGATGTAAGAGTGACTATGTTATTGGTGGCCAACTTATTTGTTACTGTAAGACTGGTAGTTTGAATAGATTTTGAAGTAACGCTGCGGGTAGCAAGAGCAGAGGTAGCCGCTGATGAAACGCTAGCAGAACTTCCAGCAACAGTAAATGTAAAAGTTGTAGAAGTAGGAATTGCTGTTATGGTTCTGTAGCCATCTATTGCGGCATCAACATCAACAATTTGAAGAAGTTGTCCCTCAATAAAGTCATGCGGTAGCGCCGTAGTAAGGGTTGCTACTCCAGCAGTCATAACTTTGTTTGTTACACCAAACTCTAATTCTGATGCTGGCTTTATCTCGTCATTAACAAATTGATTATCACCAAAATCATCAGACAACCAGCCGAGAATATCTCTAGTTACATCGTAAGAATCAACAATGGTTCTGGCTATTCCAGTGCTTGAGTTAGAAGCAGCAAGGCTTGCCACACTAGCAAAAGTAAAACTTGCTAATGATGGTGTTGCTGTGATTGTATGAATTCCGTTCAAAGCAGAATTTAGGCTGTTTATTTTTACTTTATCGCCTGTCTCAAAGCCGTGGGCAACATCTGTAAATACTGTTGCTGTTCCACTGCCTGCTTGGTATCTAGAACAATAAACTCCCTCTGAGCCATAGTAAAGGGTCTGCCATACAGCACGATGATAAAGATAACTAATAAACTCTTGACCATCTATTTGAAGAGTTTTGTTCATCGGATTGTAAGAGCGAGACCAAATAATTCCACCCCAAACACAAACGCCATTTCTTAGTACATACAAGGCAGTCTTTCCTGGCATGGTGCTCTCATACAAATTCAATGGCGCTGTTGCTTCAATTACTGGAATCTCTCCAGAGAAAGAGCCAGCCCTACTCAAAGCACGTTCAAAACTAACACCAGTAAAAGGAATTTCACCAATAACATTGTTTGTTAAAAGGTCAGCAACATAGTATCTATACTCTGCTGGTGTAATTTCATTCGTCGCCATTTGTCATTTTTCCTTTGTAAAAATTATCCGAGCCAACCAGACCTGTACTCAACTGTAATTTTTGCTGCTGAACCAGACGGTGCTCCTTCGTCATAGAAGGAAATTACGTTTGCTCCAGGTGACAAGGTTACCCAGTCGTTATAAACCTCTAGTTTTGTTCTTGCTCCATAATACTGACCATTTAGATAGACAACTCTGTTATAAGTGTCAATTTCTAATTCATCTGGTCCATAAGTTAAAGAGCCGCTAGCAGAGCCATAAGTAACATTACTTCCAGAAACTTCAAAGGTGAACTGAGTAGAAGTTGCCTCTGTTCCAATAACACTAGCAACAATTTGGTTTCCATCATATGGAGCACCAAGACCACTAATAACAACTAAGTCACCAGCAACTAATCCATGTGCCGCAGTAGTTCCAATTGTGGCTAATCCGTCTGTGAGCCCTCTTCCATTGATAGTTTTATTTGTGATTGCTCTAAGAGTTCCAGTAATGGTAATAAACTCTTGATTTGTTTCATTTTCAATGTAAGAAGGACCAACAAGAGGACCAACTACAGAAATGTATGTGCTCACTCCGTAGTTACCATTATTTGTTATGGTTGCTTTTCCAGTACGAGATGGACTTGTTGACTTTACAAGAATTTCTTGACTAAAGTAGCCATCAGGGTCTAAATCATTCCATTCGTACTTTATTGGGTCAGCAGCGCGAAGACCAATGGAAAACTCAGTTCTACCGCGAGCATTGACGGTTTCCATTTCGACATCACCGCTAAGTCGTACATAAGATGCCTTAGTTGGGTTTTCATTTGTTTTTAACCAACCTCCTGAATAAACAAGATTAGTAGCCGCGATAAGTCTACCTCTTGCTGCTGCTAGTAAAGATGGGTCTGGAGTAAGAATTACACCTTCTAAAGTTATTTCTCTTGCGTTATAGCGACCTTTGACATCGTAAGAGCCATCGCCCCAGCCGCGCTTGATGTCGGGAGTCTCTGCTGATGGATGAACCCACCAACCTGAAATGTTAGTAATAACCCAAACAACTCCATACTCATCTACTCTGTTAAAAATAAATCCATTAAGAGATATGTCCTCCTGCAACTTCATACCAGTTAAGTGAGGAACTGGCATTGGGGTAAGCGAGCGGTCTACATAAAAATTTTCTTCATCTTGCGTCAAAGTCATTACGCTGCTCCCTTACGAAGTTGGAATGCAATCTGGCGAGAAACGATAGAAGCAAGTTCACGCTCGTCCATACCAGCAGAAGGATAAACATTTACTGTTACATTTTTTCCACTGTTTTCGCTAGAAATTCTGTCAATTATTGCTTTGTCTCTGTCAGAAAGTCCATCTGGGTCTAAAGGCTCAATACGCTCTGGACGACCTGCTTCAGCAACACGAGCAAGGACACCACCCGCTTGAGGAAATACAGTTCCACCTTCTGCAAGTTCTGGAATTGTTGGAAATCCAACAGTGCCTCCACCAAAAGGACCAATTTTAGGAATAGTAACTTTTAATTTTCCTAAAGTGTTATTCCAAGCCCTAATAAGAATATTTAAAGCACCCTTTGCTATATTAACTGCTCCGTCAAAAGCGCTTCTAAAAACATCTTTTATGCCATTGACTATTGTTTTTACTCCATTTACAAATGAAACAAACTTGTCTTTTATGCCTAATAAAAATCCACCAATTTTATTTCCAACATCAGAAACAGCGCCAAGAATTCCAGCAATTGCTTTTATAAGAACAACTATTATGTCTGCCGCTATTTTTATAGCATTAACAAAAACAAATTTTATAATTGGTATTAAAAATGTTCCAATTACATCACCAAGAGTTTTAAGGAAATCTCCAACTTTATTTATTTCTGGCTGTACTTCTTTTATAGCCTTCATTATTTTATCAAAGGCTTCTTTAAGTGCTGTTCCGACAGCCGTAACTAAATCCATCACCGCTTTACGGAATATTTCACTCTTATTCCATATAGTCACAAGAAGCGCTATAGCACCTATTATTACTGCTCCCCAACCAACTATTGCTAATTTGCTAACATTAAATATTGTCGCTAAAAACCCTACTGCTGTATTAAGTTTGGCAAACGGTGAAAACAATGCTGCTATAGAACCTAAAACTACTTTTCCAAAAAAGGCTCCAACTTTAGCAATTAATCCAAATGCTGCTAAAAGTGGAAGTATCTGAGCAGATAGTTCAAGAATTCTTTGACCAAGTTCACTTCTTAAGAAATTATTTAAAAACTCAAAAGCAGTGCGAAGCGTGTTAAAGAATATCTCAATAGAACCTGACTCTGTAATAATTTGAATAAATTTAGCAAACTCAATTAAGAATGCGCCAAAAGCAACCATAGCGCCGTCCATACTTTCGCCAATTTCAAAAAATATTCTTACTACTTCTCGCAGTTGAGTTAAGAATATTCCTAGTCCTTCATTATCGGCTAGTTTTATAAAACCACCAAATATGTCTCCTAAAAGACCAAGAAGGATTACTCCGTTTTCAGCAGCATCAGCAAAAAATTGTTTTACAGGTTTTCCGTCTATAGTCTCTAAATTTTCAAAAGCCTTAGTAACATCTTTTAGGTAGTTAAGAAATATTTCACCGCCACTACCAGGACCAACGTTAGCAAAGAAAAGATTACTTAAACCACGAAAAACATTTCCAAAAATTGCCCCTAAGTCTTTTAATGTGTCTTTGACAATTTGAAATTTATTTGCTAATTCTCCAGATGCTTCTTGAAGAAGTAATGTTTCTTTGTATGCTTTTAATTTTTGTGCAATAAATGCAGAAAACTCTTCGGTAAGAGGGCTGACTGCTTCCAATAGAATAAGTATTACTTCATAAAGTTCATTTAAAGCGTCTCCAAAGTTTCTTAGTACTTTATCGTTAGACTTCCAAATTCTTTCAAGACGGGCTATATTTTCGCCTTTGGTAACTGTTTCAGAAAACTTTTTAGCAATTTCTCCAAGAACTCCGCCTGTCTCTCTAAGAAGAGGAATTAAGGCAGGAAAGAGTTTGTCTTTTATATTTTCTAAAGCCTCTATAAGTTTTGGAAATAGTTTTTCTCCAGCGGCAGCCTTTAGTTCTTTAAGAGCAGGAATAAATTCTTTGACCATATACTCAACAAATGCTCTTGCTTCTTTAGATAAACCTTCAAGAGCATCGGCATAGGCATCAGCAGCGCCTCCGCCTTCTTTAAGTTCATCTACAGCCGCCTGAGCATCATCCCTTGCTTCTGTTGCAGCAAGGATTGCTCTAGCATTTTGCTTTTCAACGTCTAATACATTGTTCTTTGCTTCTTCTTCAGCCTTGAGGGCCTCGACTACATTTTCTTGTCCATCAATAAGAGCATCTTGACCTTTTTTAGCAAGTTCAGCATTCTTTGCTTCTTCTGCCTTAAGGTCGTTGTTTCTATCAATAGCACGGCGATAATTTAAGTCTGCTTGAGCAAATGCAAGTTCTGCTTCTTTACGAGCACGAGAATTAGGTGGAAGGTCAGAAACACGAGCAAGTTCTTCACGGGCTTTTTCTAGTTGAAGTGCAGCCTCTTGTTCAGCAATAGCAGCATCTTCTGACTCAAAACCTAGTTGTTGTAAATCTTCTATTGCTTGTTTTCTTGCTTTGGCAAGTGCTTTTTCTGATTCAAGAAGTTGTTCGTCTGCATCTTTTTTTCTTTCAGCAGCATCTTCATATGCTTCGCCTAATGCCCTTTGAGCACGTTCTAATGCTTTTTGTGCTTTTTCAAGACCTTTTGTAGCAGCAGTTCCGCCTTTAGCAGCCTTACTACCTGCCTGAATTGCTTTAGCAACACCAGAAAATGCTAATCTAACTGTAAGCATTGCTTGACCAAGAGCAGTTGCTGCTTGGCCAAGTACAAGCATGGCAGGAACTAGAGATGCACCTATAGTTGAAGCAAGCGAAATAATGCTTGTTCCAAGAAGACCAATAATTCCACCAAGAGCGGTTAATGCAGGTGCTAATACATAACCGACCCTTGTTAAACTAGAAAATTGTTCTTTTGCAGCAATACTTTGAGAAACTAATCTTCCAAAAATATTTCTGTTTGTGCTTCTTGAAAACCCTCTTCTAAAACCTCTTCCTACTTGGTCACCAGCGTCATCACCGATTTTGTCAGTACCGCTAAAACCTTTTTTTATGTCTTTATCAACACCAGCAGTGATGGCTCTAACAACTATGAATGCACTACCAACAACTCTTGCTCCTGCTCCAAATGCCATAAGCCATCACCTCCTAGTCTTCTATGCCAATGGTGCGTCTATATTTTTTCCAAAAGGCTTTGGAGCCTCTGGATTAAAACTTGTAGGTGGTATGTACGGTTTTCTAGCCGCTGCTTTAGGGTCAAATGGTTTTACATCGCTGTAATCCACTGCTGGCTCTAAAGGTCCATCTACTTCATATTCATTCTTCCCAGAATATTCATAAGTTCTGTCATAAAATTCTCTATACATAACTTTTCTTATTCTGTTTTTAACTTCAACTTGTTCTGCACTTGAAACGTTTGTGTAGTCTTCTTCAAAGACAACGTGGATAACGTCTAGCATCTCTGATGCTTCCATTTCTCCTAATTGTAGGCCGTTCATAAGTGCTTTCCCGTTGACATAAGGCCAAAGGTCTACTGCCCACTCGCAGAGTGCTCTGGCCCCTGTTGAGGGCGGCCGGAGTATTGCTCAGTTAGCCAACCAGCAATTTCTCCTAACGTCTCTACAGTTACAATTTTTTCTGGGTCGTTAAGAAGATTGTTAAATCTTTCTAAACTTTCTGGTAGTAATGCTTTAGAAAAGAAAGAATCAATCATACTTGCGGCAGCAGCAGTATCGTTTTCTGTCCCCTGAGCAGCAGCAGCCATCTCTAGTAAAACTTTACCTTGTAATGAAGGACGGCAATTAAATTCTTCATTATGCAACTTAAAAGATATTGGTTCGGTAATAGCGTTACCGCCACCAAAGTCCCTAAATCTTTTGTCGGACATTAGTTTTTCCTCGTTTCTCTTTTGTCTTTTTACTGCTATTTACAGTAAATTATCTCACTAAACGTAGATTGTCAGTAAGATAACGATTTGGTTTTGTTCCAGGATGCATTACCGCATGGGCATACACAACACGGCCACGGTTTACAAATCTTAAAACCTGAGCCCTGTTAGGTGTGATGACATGAGGCTTGCTTCCTTCGTGATGAAGGTAGGCATAATTCAAAGCAGAACCAATTCTTACAAATTGACCTCTTGAATCTCTTAAGTGGCGCATATGAATTGAAGCACGAAGTGCTCCAGTTCTTACTCCTACCTGAGCCTTAGCCGCTACAGTTATGATGCGACCTTTTCGTGCTAAATATCTTCCAACGTCACCGCTAGGATTATTTAGTACGAAATCTAGTTCTGTTTTAAATATATTAACTGTGACAGCCATTTTATGGAACCGCCACAGTTAAAGTTAGTACAGCGTTTTGGTATCCGCCTTCTGGAGTTTGAACTTCAACAGTAGCAATAACACCTAAACCAAATCCACTTTCTTCCCAAGCGTCTAATTGTGATGCGCAATCAAGAAGAATATAAGCATCATATGCAGAAATTTCTGCATAATCTTCAATAGCCTCTGCTGCAGGCGGTCTTCCATTTTGACCAACAACTGGAACTTGACGAGATACAGAAACATTAAGTGTGGCACTTCTTGGGTCATTACAACGTCTTGGTTCTGTTGCTTCGTCTCCTGGAGCACCGACATACATTTGAATAAAAGAAACTACTAACTGTTCACAATCAACCGCTGGAACTCCCATTGTCCAATATCTACGACTTGGAAGAGGCATATTGTAAGTAGCGTAAGCAGCAACAACTCTATCAAGAACCTCTTGCATAAGGCTGGCAAGATGTTTAGCATCAGCGTTTACTGCTGATTTATTTATAGGTGTTGGCATTTGTCTCTCGTCTCTTTATCAGTCTAATCCTACAGTGTGTAGATAGGTTCTACCCGTGTTCCAAGTTGGAACGAAACATTTGCTGTCAACAAATTAATTACTTCATCAACTGCTGGGTTTGACAGGCTAGGACGAGTGCAGTAAATATCATATGAACCTGGCTCTCTTGGTCCAAGAATTGCCAAAATATCATCATAATCTACTGTCAAAGTTATTTTTTCTGTTCCACGATTTAGAACAGCAGCACCAGTAAGAGTTTCAGTTTTTGAGTTAGTGTAGTCAGAGATAGTCATAGAAACTGTCCAAGCATTGTCACTTAGTAAAAACTCTCCGTTAATTTCATCTAGATAAAGTACTACTTCTCCACCAGTTGGCAATACCTTTAGGTCAAATGCTGTTTCTGTAAACAAATATGGTTTTGGAGTAATACGACGAGCCTTTGGAACGTCTGGAGTAAATACTCTGGCACGAGCACGAGCATTATCTGGATTAGTAGTTTTCAAAAATAAATCTACAACATAAAGACCTGTACGACCCTCAGCAATAAAATCTTGATTGTCAAGAATTGTGTAAGAAACACCCTGTCTAGATACAGAAGTAACTCTCTGTGGAAGGGCGCAAGAATCGTCACCTTCATACAACTTTATTAGTTCAGTTGCTAGAAGACGAGCAGCGTTCTTTCCAGCAAGGGGAGGTGGAGTTCCATAAGTATAAGTAATTTCAACATTTGATGGAGTCCATGTCGCTCCAGAAGTTGCTAAAACTGTAGAATGTTCAACTAAATAATATTGAGTAGGGTCAATTACATTTCCGTCAATATCTCTAATAGTGTGAATTTTTACAACTTTACGACCACGAAGACGGATACGAGTGTTTGAAGAAGTTCCATCACCTAAATAGTCATCATCACCATATAGCCCTGAACCACCGATACGAAGGTTTCTAACTTCGCCTTCAATCAAGGTTGGTGAGTAAGTAAGAACAGAAGCACCAGCACGAAGATAAGGGTCGTAGACAGAAACATAGCGTTCTGTAACTGTAGTTGTGCCGCTATATTTACGACCAGACATAGCCCAAAGAAGATAGGAAGCAGTCTTTACTGCGTCATAAGCGTAATCTGAATCAGCGTAGGTTCCTAAGTCCTCTACGTTTGTCCATAAATTACTCATATTCTCACCTATCTAAGACTAAGGGCGGGCAACACCAGTGTGTATTTTCAACACGACTGACAGTCGCCCGCCCTTCAGTACTGAAATTACGCTGTTGGGTCCTCAGAGGAAGCGATGATGAAATCAATGTCCTCGTCAGCATTGTAGTTCTCGTTACCAGGTACGTTGTACTCGGTAGTTGAACCTTGAGTTGCGAAGTCTGTAACTGCCAAGTAACCACGTTGACGTACTGCTGTACCAGTTGGGGAAACAGCAACAGAACTAACGTTTGTAGCAACCTTTGCGTATGAGAACGTTGTGGTGCTTGGAACGTTAGTAATTGTGTAAGTTCCGTTGAATGTGGAATCAACATCAGCAACAACAACTGACTGACCAGCCTCGAACCCATGAGCGGATGCGGTGGTAAGAGTTGCTACGTTGGATGTCAATGACTTGTTGTTAACAACTGCTGATAGGTCGTCATACCACTCGTAGAAGCCCTTGAGACCTGTTGGTGCCCAAGAACCACGAGCGTATGAGTAAGGACGCTCTGCAGCAACTGGATACTCCCAACGGCCATCTGGGCCGCCGTCAAAGTTTTCGTTGCCAAGTCCATAACCTTCAAATGTGTTAGCAAGTAGACCGTTTTCAATTACGCGGTCACCTGATTGACGCAACTTGACGTATGGGAATACCCAGTAGAAGTATGGACGTGTTGAAGCACGCTTTCCATCCTTCACCGCGAATGACCAAACTTCAATTGCTACACCATTACCTGCTGGGTCGTCGCCCACGGCTGGCGCGGCCCAACCGATGCTTTGATTATCTGGGCTTGCATATGTTCCGAAATTCTTACGAAGCAACAGACCGCCTGAAAGCAGTGCTGTTAGTTCTGGGTCTGGTTCGCAAATTGCGAGTTCCATAGTGATGCGCTTCAAAGTATCTGGCGCCTTGTAGGAAACGCAGACAGTTCCATCTGCTGACTTCTCTACAATTTCGTCGCCTTCTTCATACTCTGGTGTGAAAGAAACGCGAAGAAACGCCGAGGTTGTGTAACTATCACCTGGTTCGGTGAGTAGGTTACCAGCGGCGTCAAGTCTTGTGACTCGAATCGCCACACCTTGGACGCTTGCCGCGTAGTCCTGAGTGGCCATACCTTTTTCTCCTTAGTTTTGTTTCTTTACTATGACAGCGCAGGTACTGCTACCCGAACCGCATAATGTGATGATGGGTCAAAATAAACCGCAGCAGCGCGAACTGCCTTGATGTTTATGTCGTTAATACTAGCATTTACGCCTTGTGACAATGTGTCATTTACTACTTCTGGCTTGCTCAAATGAACATCAACTGGACCTGTAGCAAACATCCAACGGTTCGTTGCCGAAGCAGTTGCATTTGCGTTTCCAATAGGACCATTTCCTGAGTAACCAGAACCAACTACAACTTCGGTGCCTAAACGAGTTCTTAATTTTCCAAGTTTCTTTCCTGGAAGGGCATCGAATTCATCAAACTTAATATGTGACCCTAAAATGCTAGCAACATCACGAGTCATGTGAATTACACCATTGCCTCCAAATGGAGAGTTAGACAGTGCTTGCTCTAAATGAAATAGCGCTGCTTCAGCAGAATATGCTCCAACAGCAGCAATTGTTGGTTCGCCTGATTTTGTTAGATAGTTGTTGCCATTTGATTCTGCTTGAGCAGCAACTCCATCCCATAATTCTTTTTCTACTGCTTTTTGTGTAGCAGCCTCTAATTGCGCAATAGCAATTGCCATGCGGTCTTCACCTGGAAGACCTAGTGTTGATTGAAAAACTTCTGATTCAATAAAAAATGGTTTGTACTCTAAATAATTTGGTTCTCCATCAGCATCAAACAATTCTCCGCCAGTAACAGCAGCATCATTTACTGTAAGAAGTCTGATAGTTGAATATGAATCAAACTCGTAAGAAAATCCTCGTACCCAGCGTTCGTCGTAATTTGACGCATTGTGCGTCATAACACGAGCGACGCTCAAGAGTCCACAAGGAGTGGGCACTAAATCGGGTGCTGGGTAAACTCCACGAAATGCCATCTTTTATAACTCCTTAGAACTCTTGAGCGTCTTCTCGGTTTTTACTTCTTATGTGTTACTGAGTAAATTTTAGTACTCAATAGCAGCAGCGGTTGCTCCACCAGTTGTATCACGGAGGGCAGCAGCCACACCGTTTACAGAGATGGTTGAGGTGACCTTGAGTGACTCAACGCCAACCTTTGCTACACCTTCGAAGGTTTCAACGAACATCTTGTAGTCGTTTGTTCCGACTAGTGAAGAGTCGCGGATGATTCCTAGGTCTAGTGTTCCGCCATCTAGGAACAAGAATGTTCCCTCAGCGAAGATGTACCAAACGAAGGTATCTGCGAACTCGTTCATTGCACCAGATGATTGTGCGCCATCGAATGAATCGATGTGCCATGTCATGTTGATACCACGAGATGCGATGTAACCATCAATCTCAGCATATGCGTTAAGAGTGTTATCTCCAGGCATTGCGAGAGTTAGGTCAGCAGCCATTGCATCCTTGACCCATGCTGGGGCAATAACGCGAAGTGGGGCATCTGACTCTAGACGATGACGTCCACGGTAGTTTGCTGCGGCACGACCTAGTTGTGCTAGGTAGTCACGAGCAACACCGATTAGAGATGTTGATGTTACTGCTGTTGAGAGGTCTGTAAGGCGAGTTAAGACTTGTGTCTCTGCCTCACGAGCGTGCTGAATCAGACCCAACTCGTTGTGACGAGCGATGAGTTCTGGATAAGCACGAGTCATCAAGTTACCAAACTGTAGTTGAAGAGTT